TAAGCTAACAACCCAACCTGCAATATAAAAAGCTATAAAGTATTTCATAAATATTCTTGTAAGTGTTTTAAACTTCCTATGTTGTATGCAAGTCGTGGGGCANAATGCCCTGCATCTCTTACTAACCCGAAGTATGGCGATTCACACTCTGCCATTTCTATTTCCCATAATAGATAGCACTTGCTACCATGTTTTTCAAAGTCATGGGACTTTGTTACTTCTCGTTTTACAACTGCAATACAGTTGCCTTGAGACGACCATACTCTCTCGTTTGGTTCGAATTCTTCTGCTACGCAAGATTCTGGTATCATGGATTCTCGGATACCTTGATAGTCGGTGTCTGGAAGTTTTTGTGGTACTCCCATTCGTTCTATTACTGCTTTAATAAAAGCAGGAGATCTGTACAATGCTTTTGCAATGTCAGATACATTAGATCCTTCTAAATAGTACTTAACTATTGTTCTTTTTTCTTGCTCTGTTACACCCTTACCTTTATTTTGTGCTTTTCTTCTAGCTCGGTGTTCGAGTGTTTCATTATGGTCTGCGATAATTTTACTAAGGCGAGTTGTATTGTATGCAATATGCAATATCTCACACGCCTCTTTTTTAGTAATAGGCTTCTCTGCAGCAAGCAGTTCTATTACTTTATTAATGTTTGCTTCAGAGAGTTTCTCCTCTCTTTTCTTTCTAACTGCCATCTTTTAACTCCAAATGATAGTCGTTTAAATTTTTCAGATCGTCTTCGTGCATCTTTCCTAAAAGAATAATTGCATAATGAATAACTTTATATAAGTCTTTTTCATTCTTGCCGTCTTTCTTTCCAAAACGCTGTGCGTACTTTATAATATTACCAATGCAAAAACCTTCACCATGCCCATTTTCAAATACAATCTCTGTTGTTTGTTTTCCTTCTTGGGCGTAGTGTTGATTATATGTATTGTTCACATACTGTTCTAGTCGGGACATAATTAAGTCCTCATTGAATTTATACTGTGGTACTTGCTTTGGGTTATACACGAGTTATCCTTTTTTCATAATCGGCATAATCTTCGTTCCACCAATGTGGTTTGTCTCGGTGAGACCAAGCTGCGAAGGTTGCCTTGTCTAAATGGTAATAATCACGATAACTTTGTATCGGATTATCGTAATCTCTAAGATCTTCTGGCATAGCCAATCCGAACTTAGTAAATCCTACTCTTTCAAGATGTACTGGCTCTGGTAGTTTGTTTACTACTTGTTCTACTGATTTGTGCAGTTTTCCATAGCGATAGTAGTATTCATCATTCAATGCATTTGCATAACAATGAACCCACTCATGATTGTCCAATGACTCCCTTGCCCAGATTGTGCAGGGATGATTGTACATCATTGGAAGGTAGGGGAAGGGTCGCTCCTCTAATGGTAAATGCTTAATTTCAGCTTTAACTTTGTTTAGAACTTCTCGTTCGTCTGCATTCAACGCACGAGGAACATACCCTAGAAACTTGTCAATGTAAATTGTTGTACAAAGAATCTGGGCAGCTTCCAGTGGCATCTTAACAATATGCTTGTCAACATGATACTGTGCTGCCTTGTCGAGATCCTCGTCTAAGTAAAATAAATTCATATCTTACTTCCAACACTTGTAAATGCCACAAAGACCATCTACATTTTCTGTAGTTTTACAATAAGGACATACCTTATCTTTCTTTGCGGACTTGATTTTTTTGATGTCTTTGAACTTTTTCATAACTTATATTATACTAAAATTATGAGATGAAGTCAAGAACTATTTTCCAGATCCGTTAATTTTGTCCTTTGCTGTTCCAGCATACAAACCAAACCAAGCGGCACCTGCACCTACAACGATACTAATGAGACCAGATTGCTCCATGGTAGGATCTTCTAGTGCCATAAACCACATTGTACAGTAGTACAANANGAAAATGTAAACACTNAGNAANGCACGAGGGAAAATTCTCCAAGCNTCAATCATGTTTGATAAAAATATCCAACGCTGCCAAGGGTTATCTGGCTCTCTGTTGGCTTCCATCTCTACGATCTTTGCTTTGAGGTTTGAGTTTTCTTGTACAAGTTCCATGAATTTATTAAGATCAATTTCGACCTCATTTCTACTCATATCACCTGCGAATCTTTCGTCTGCCATTAGCTATCCTTTGCTTCCTGCTTAGCTTTACCAACATTGATTGCAAACCAGTCAAGAACTTTATACATTTTCCCGACTAACTTATCATCTTTTGGCGTATCTGTACACGCAGCTATGATTGAAGCACTCATGACTAACCATGGTATAACTTGAATCCATCCAATAACCCACTGTAAGAATCCTAACATTCTTCTCTCCTAATCCTCTTACGAGGCTCAGCCTTGTTTCAAGGCGTATTCTATTGCTTTCGCCCATACTAAATCATCTGCGATAATACAGTCGATAGCATTATAACCTAACTCTTTTGCCGCTAAAAGGAATTCACTCCCCTTATAACATAAGAAAGGTTCTTCAATGTAGGGCTGATCGCCGTCCATTGCTAAATCCTTGTCGTTAGAATTTAGCAATAAAAGGGGATCTTTTAGTCCTACTAGTGCTACAGCATCAGCAAGAAATTCTTCATCCTTCTGTCCGTTAGCGCACTTAATCTTATCCAAATCTACTGATATTGGTTTATACTCTGCTTCTTCTAAATAACTTGTAACGAGATAAGCAGATACTCGTCTAGTTTTTGAACTTAATGTTCGTTGACTTTCTATTTGGTTTCCTCTAATTTTTTAATTCTTTCCGAGTAGTGATTTTGATTTTCTTCTAAATCAACTATTCTATCTTCTAGTTCTTCACACCAATCTTCTATTATTTCTAATCTTTCTTGTAAGTGGGGGTGTTTCTCAAAGAACCTAGCACCTTTTGTTGCGTCTCTGTAAGCTAAGTACTTATTAACTAAAGTCGGTAATCGTAACTTCATCTCTAATGGGGTGATAAGGAGATAGTGTATGATTTAAATAAGATACTATATCTCCAACTGTTCTCAATGTTTCAATCTTTTCATCTGGAATTTCTATTCCAAATACGTATTCAATCTCTACTATTATTTCTACCATGTCAAGACTATCAGCATTATGTTCATCAATTAAATCCGAACTTATACTAACATTACCATGATTTATTTGATTTTTTACTATACTGAATACTTTATTGCTTATCGACATCCAAGCTCTCTGTTGTAACTTTTCTATAATACACTACTACATCTTTTAGTTCAGTAATATATCTTTGCAACTCTTTCATGTTTAGAGACATAACTTCGTAGTCTGGAACTGTCATTGCTAAAAATACTAACTCACCCTCTTGTTCTTCTATTCTTGCAAGTTGATCTTCCCAATTATTGGGGGTAACAACTATCCATTGTGGAGTTGTTAAGTCGATCTCACGAGGCATGATTGGTTGTACAATCTGTCTCTGCATAGGTTTTGCTGTAACTTCTATCGGTCTAGTTGATAGTAGACTGCAACTGGAGACCATCATCAAGATCGTCAACGGTAGCACTGAGTTTCTCAATATCTTCAAATGCGTGTTTTGTTCCATTATTTATTTTCCTTTCCATTTCTACTGGATCTTCCAGTATTTTTGCTGTTAATTTATATTCTTTAATGAAATTACTATATCTCATTAACTCCCTTTGGATTTCTTGACTTTTTACTGTCATACTTTGTAACTGTTCTGTTTGCAAAGTAAAATCTTTCTGCATAGTTGCTATAGCTTCTTCTTGAGTTGCTATTGCACCTTCTAGTTTTGCATTGTTTGCTTTCAGTGTTTCATTCTCTGTGTAGAGCCAATAACTTGCCCCACCGAGAACCAAACAAAAAGCTAGTAACATTTGATTCATACTATTTGTTCCTCTCTTGTTTTCTTTGCAGTATACTTTATTCCTGTCTTTCTACCATAATAAGGTTGTCTTTCTATTCCTTTTGTGCCTTCTACTGCCAATGCTAGTAGGGCAGTCCCAGCTATACCTAATATTATCATAAAACCAAAACCTACTATAACTCCATCCATTAGATTTCCTCTATTTTGTAGTTAAGTCCTTCTGCACCAGTGAATTGTATTACTTCTCCACTTTCTGTTCTAAACTTTAAATGTTTTTCTTTTTGAATTATAATCTTTCGAACAAGAAACTCTTGATCATCTGAGTCTCCCCAAACACTGTTAAAACTAACAGTTACTTTATAAAGGGGTACAAACTTGCTCTTTAACCATATCCACCACCTTTTGATGGCGGCGAAGAATTGTTTTATTTTGTCCAATATTGCTCTCCAATTGGTTTAACTTTTCCCAATTTGCTAACTCGATGTTCCTTGTTATTTCTAACTCAGTTACATACTGTGTGTAAATATAATAATGAAAACATAATGCTACCCATACGAGTAGCACTAATAATTTACTTAAGTAGATGTTGATGATGATGTAGAAGTAGAACTACTAGTTGTTGTACTTGTAGTTGGTGCGACTGTTGTTGTTTCAGTCATACTGTTTAATTCATCAATAATCGCCTGTTCTGTAGAAGTAGTACTTGTTGTTTCAGTACTAGTTTCTGTACTAGTAGTTGTACTAGTAACAGTTGTTGTACTTGTACCTGTCAAAGCTTCAGCAACTGCTGTAAGCACTGCTGCAGTTTGAGTAACTGTTACTACATCTACTGCATTGTCTGGTACTTCTACTTCTTGAATAGGAACTATCTCTGGTTCTTCTTCTTTTGCATCTTTGGGTTGTTCATTGTATCCCCAAATCAACAGCATTAGTAATAATATATCCATTATTTCTCCTGTTTTTTCTTTTGTTCTTGAAGTTGTTGTGCAAACTCTTGTATATATTCTTCAAAAGTCATACCTCTTTCTGCAGCGTGTGCCATAACTATTGCTACTTCTTCGCCTGATAGGGTAATCTTTTTAGACATTTGTCCAATCTTTTCCTTCAAATAATAATGCCTCTGCTTCACGTCTGCGCACTAAACCTTCCAACACATTGCCTCCAGCTTTGTTCCATCTTTTAATCTGGGCAGGTACTTCTTCGTACTCTCCAGCGTTGAGAACTTTCAGCATTGTTGAACTGTTTAGATTAGTTGGACCGAGGTTGTACGTCCATGATACCAATGCGTCAAACATGCACTGGTCTAATTGATTGTCTACTGCGTTTGAAACATGATTTTCGTACTCTGCTAGTTCTTCTACTAACATTTCCTCTGCTTGTGCTTTGGTAATTTGCATACCTTCCTTTACGCCCTTGATGTGACCATATCCTATAGTCCATACTCCAACTGCGTCTTGGTAAGCATCTAGCTCACATCCTTCAAACTTCTTGATAAGGGCTATGCCCTCTTGTGATATTTTCATAGTGTAAAACTTTCTCCACAGCCACATTGTGCTGTTTCTTGTGGACTAGAGATTTTGAAGAATTCGTTCAATCCATCTTCTTCCCAGTCTATATTTATTGTATCGACATAACTAAATGTCATGGGGTCTACAGCAATTACTCCATAGAACACCGCATCACTTGAAGTATTAGGTTCTTCTAAATAACTCAAGTCATACGACCACCCATTACAACCGTTTGGCTTTAACATTAGTCTTATTCCCCAAACTTGTTTTCTCTCAATTTTTTGTTGAAGTCTTTCGAGAGCGACTTCTGTACAATTTATCATAATATTAGTATAATGCGAGTGGGCAGTTGCCTGCCCTCTCGACTTCGTCTCGACTTGTACTAAAATAAAGGAACTGCACTGGCTACAATTGCCAATCCAAATATACCAATCAATCCGACCATTGTGATCGTATCTTGTACATCCTCATATTTTGCTACTTGTCTAAAACTATTCATAATATATTTCATTTAATATCCAATACTTTACGATTAGAGTTCGGAGTTTTAGACAGCGCGATAGTCAATAGTCCATCTGTTAATTCGACATCATCTACTTTTAAGTCCGTGTTTAACATAAACTTACGCTCAAAAGATTTAAGACTGAGACCTTGATGAGAGAATCTTTCACTCTCACTTAGTTTCTGTTCTTTTTTCCCCTTGATGAGCAACTCATTATCTTCATGAATTAACTCAAGTTCTTGTTTAGACCAACCTGGCACCGCAACCTCTATTCGAAAGTTGCCTGTGTCCACATTCTCTACAATGTTATATCTTGGATATGATGTATCAGTGTTGTGCAACAACCACTCATTATTCATACCAAGCCAAAATTTACTAATATCAATCGTCATATTATTTCTCCTAATTTCCTTTTCAGTAAAACTATGCCCACCCTTTCGGTATGGACGCCATTGTGCAAGAAACCCTTCTTACACTTATGTATATTATACTAAAATTAAGACCAAAAGTCAACAATTATTTTTTGATTAGTCATCGAAGTCTATCTTGCCCTGCGCTTTCATGTAGTCTAAGGTCTTTCCGATTCCTTCTTGATGTCCGTGCCTGTATGCAAGGTAAATGCATGATACCAGTATTACTAGGTATGCTATATCTATGTCCATAATTTTTCTCCAATGAATATATTATACTAAAATTCTCACCATAAGTCAAGTAAAAAATTAGGGGTATCTAAAAATAGTTGTTGACACATGGATGAAGATTTGTTATAATAACAGTATGATTTATAAAAGAGGTAAATGGACAACTAAGGAACGACAGACACTCAAAGACCTCTACAATAAAATACCAATAAACGAGTTATCCAGTAGATTATTAAGAAGAACTACTAGCATAACATCACAAGTAAACTATCTTCGAAAAAGAGGATGGGCGTTTCACAGGAGAAAGGATGGATAATATAATTGAATTCCCTAGAATGAAAAAGTCAGAAGAAATAACAGATAAGTTAGCAACTGCACTTATCGCTGCATGCCACGAACAAGGACTGAACACTACAGATCCTGACTTCGTTTTTGATATGGCATGGGTACATAAGTTTCTTCAAGCGACAGTTGACAATCAACATAACATTGCGAATGACCTGTG